GCGCTTTGCCCGATGGCGGCCTCGCGCGCGTCCGTCGCCCCCGGGTCCGTCGTCATGCGCAGCCTGCGCACCGCGCTCATGCCCCTCGCGCTCGGCGTGCAGAACCTGGCGCTGCCCGTGCTGCTTGCAGAGCTGATCCGCAAGCGCGTCGCCGCCATCGCGCGCCTGCCCGACGCGCACCTTCTGATCGCGCGCGCGACGGACGACCTGCTGCGCGCGGTCGGCGTTTCCGACGTCGCCGAACAGACCGGGCGTGTGTTTATGTTGAACACAGGCGAGAGCGTCGACGCGGCGCGCGCGGCGCTGCGGGCGATCAAGACGCGCGCGCCCGGCACGCTGGCGACGCTACCTGACATCATGTCGGGCGCCGACATGCTGACCTGGCTGTCCGAGTTCATCGGTGCAGGCGACGAGTCCGGCGCGCAAGATGCGTACGCGTGGCCCGAGTGCCCCAGCTGGCGCACCTTCTCGAACGCGTTCAATGCCGCCTGGGTTCTGCGCGCTGTGCTTCAGCCCATCATTCTGCAGCCGCCGTGCGTGCGCAACGGCTTCTTGACGCAGCAGGGCGTGGACGAGATGCGCGCGGCGGGCAGGCGCACTGCGGAGAGCATTGCGCGCGATGAGATGCGTCTTACGCCGGCGGACGCGCGCAAGCTGTTCGACATCGCGCTGCAGACGCTGCAGCAGCAGGACCAGAAGACGATGCAGCGACTGGAGGGTCTGCCGGCGCGCGCGCCGACCGCGCCCTTTGGTGACGACGTCCCGCTGGCGGTGCAGCTGGTGCTGCTGAAGGCCTCGGGCGAAGCGGATGCGCGCGTGCCTGGCGGCGCGTTCGACGTCGTTTTAGCGCGCGCGATCGCCCGCGTGGGCGAGCTCTACTCGCTGGCGGAGCTGCGTCCGTTTGTGACGTCGGAGCTCGCGCTCGACGAGTCGGCGCTCACGCGGTACGCGCTTCTGGAGCACTGCGAACTGACTGCGGAGCAGCTGCAGCAGGAGTTTGCGGTCAGCGCGACGGCGACGCGCGACCGCATGCCGGTGCACCCGGACTCGCGGCTGTTTCACCGCCGCCTGAACTGGCTCTGTCGGCGCATCGGACTGCACGAGCCGCGCGCGTACTCCGGCGCCGAGGCGCTCGCGCTCGCGCAGGCCGTCGGCGTGTCCGACTCCAACCTTTGGTGGCTTGCGCGCGGCGTCACGCTGGTGCAGAACCACGACACATCGTCTGGCGCACCCCGCCTGCGCATCTCGCACCTTGGCGGCGTCGACCGCGAAACCCAACACGCGACTTTGGTCGCCATGCACGGCACCATCGAGTGAAAGTTGCCGCATGCGCGCGCGAAAAACATTCGATCGCATCAAAGTCGCACACTAAAAAACTCCATTTAAGTAGCATGCAGACGATGTTAAACTTAGCAACGCAAGCATGCTGCTGTAGCTCAGCTGGTAGAGCATTCGGCTGTTAACCGAGAGGTCGCTGGTTCAATCCCAGCCGGTAGCGATTCGATTTTTTACAATTTGTCGGGTTTGAATGAGAGGTTTGAGGTCTGTAAGGACCGATAAAACCTTGAGTGAATCACGACGTACTGAGCTGTTCCACAGTGACGTTGTTTTTATAGCGCATCATTTTTCTCAGCTTCGGGATTCGCGCTACGCGTGAGGAGTTTGAGGTCCCGTGGCTTTCCAGGCTCGAATCTCCTCCAGTATAGCTGCGACGAAATCCTCATCGAGAGGCTCTGCGTCGTCTCCTTCCGACCACTCTGCATCAACTGTCAGTCGAACGAGAGGATCGTCGGCGGCAATTTCCGACGACGCAACAGGCTCTCCTTCAAGTTGCTCCCCCACTTCACCAGCAGCTTCCGCGCCCGCACTCATTGAACCGATTTATTATCAAACTGTCAAACTGAATACCAGTCACGCAGCGTTAGGGTCCTTTAAAGAGTCTCTCCAACGTCAATGTGGCGCTTCGCGTAACGGACTTATAACATATCACGCGCAGCGCGACTCGACGAATACAACGCACAGCAACGCGCAACATCGTGAAAATAGTCTCTTTGTGTACACGTTTGATCATCAACCCTCACGACGCGCAAAAGGGTCGTTCGTTTGCGTCGTATTGGAGCGAACGTTTTGAGGACCTTTAGGTCCGATAAAACGTCGTGGAAATTGCGACGCTCCGAGCTACTACAAAGCGACGTGTGTATCGGAGCACGTGTCTTGCAAAACGTTGCGTACGTGCGTGATGAGTCCTCGCAGATACTGTTGTTGCCCCGTCAGCTGCGCCACGTTGCTTTGCATCAACATGATGATCTGGTGAAGCGTGCTCATGGTTTGCAGCTTTTGCGCGACGGTTTGATCGTTGAGGGGCACCGGTTGCATGGAGTACGCTTGAAAGTACCTGCGTGCGCACGCGAGCGCCATCGTCGCGCGGTGTAGCTTATCAGTGACGGCGCCATGTTCCTGGCAAAGGCGCGTCGTCGTTTGCGAAAGGGAAATGATGGTGGATGCAATGGCGCGGTCCGTGGAGATTTGCAGTATGCGTTGAAACGAGGTTGTGTCGGGCGCTTCGACGACCTCCTCAACGACCTCTTCAACTTTCTCCTCCACCGTGACGGGGCGCAACCGCGCGTCGTGCGCATCCAAGTCGCTTTGGCGAAAGCGCACGCGCCGTTCGCTTCTACACACCGTCGAATCGAAATCTTCGTTCTCCGGCAAGCAACGGGCTCCGCTCGCCACCCGCACCAGAAGCGCGAGCCCGTCCTCGCTCGATCGCTTCATGTCGCGATTCGTCAATGTGAGACTGCCACTTTGCGCGTCGGGGCTCGTTAACAGTTCTCGGAACGTTCCGAAACGTCCGATCGGCTCTTCGCCATCCACGCATCCAGCGCACTTTCGCGCAAATGGTCGTCGCCGAGCACAAAGGCGCGCCATTCCTCGAGCTCTGCATGCTGCAGCGCATAAAAGGCGGCGTTGATCGCTGCTTCCAGCGGGCTCCAAACCTGCGATCGCAAGAAGTCGTCGTCGCGCATCACGCGGTGCACAACCAAAAAGCGCGCATCCTTGTCGTGCACAACGACGGCGTGGTCGGAAGAAAGGGATCGCGGCGCCACGCTGCAGCGTTGCACAAAGAATCCGCATTCCGCGCGCCGCTTTGCAAGGTAGATTTGCATTTGCACCATTTCGTTCGGCCACGGTCCGCGCGCGCACGGTTGCTTTCCCTGCACGCGCGTCTTGATTTCCAGCGGCATCCTTGCGTTCGGGTCTTGGTCGGAGACAACGTATCCGTCGCACTTTCCGACCAGTTGCAGGCGTGATGAAACGCGCAGGAACCAGGAAACGACGTCTGCCTCCTGCACCGTCAGTTCTCGTTCGGTCGGTGTGCACAGGCTTTGCAAGGCAGTTGCCAGCGCATCCGCTCTTCGAATGCTGGACTCCGCCACCGTGCCGACGGCGGCGGCGTGCGCGCCCGTGGCGGCGGAACGCGCGACGGCGAGCGCGATCGTTGCGCAATCCACTTCGCGACGAGCACGCGCAACCGCCTTTTGCTCCGTCGCCCCCTTCAAAGCCTCCTGCGCCGTCCGCAACCGGTCCGTCGCTGACTCGTGCGCGCGAATCGCCGTCTCCTCCGGGTCCTCCTTCGCAATCGACTCCACCTGGTCCAGAGAACTGCGCGCGCGCTTCATCTCGCGCTCACGCACGCGGTCGTCCGACTCGCGCGATCCAGCCACGTCGTTCATGTCGCTTTGCTGCCATGACTCCGCGCGCGCCTTCATGCCGACATCCAGCTTGCACACAACCGCATCAAACCAGTAGGACGCACGCGAATCAAAGCGATTCAGACCCACCAACGTCGATATGCGAGAAACGGGAAGCGTCACGCGAGCTGCCGCACGCATGTCGGACCGGTAGTTCACGGTGATGATCACTGCACGTCGAGGCGACGAGAAGCTAAGATGAAACGTCCGAGCTACTCCAAAGTTACGTGTTACAAGATAAAAACGCAGAGAGATATGGCGGCGCCTTCCGATGGCGGCTCTGCCCTTTCGCGCTCCTTGATGGCGTTTCCGATGGTGGCGGACGGAGATGGATTGTTGCGCGCTCCACGCTACCGACCCAAAAGCTATTTCGTAGATATACACGATTCAAAGTTTTATCCACGCATCAGCAGCGAATACCCTCCCGTCGAATCTGAATTCAGCTGCGTCATCGAGGGCAGACGTTACGATCTGTTCGTCACCCTCGGAAGTGAAAAGTTTTACGGCTACTTTTCGGTCAACAAACCAGTGCCCCCCGGCAATCACGAACATGTCGAATGCACACCGATAGATGTCTCTGGCGAACATATTTTTGGATATTTGAAACATGAAGTTATGATGAAACAATGCACGGCGTTGGATGCGCTGAAAGTTGCACTACGTATTATACCTGCCACGCGCGCGGACGCGTTGAGTCTGTGGTTCAGCATCCTGATGGCGCCGCTTACGCAACTTGAGTGTGTTCACCCGACGGATGAACTCGCTCGAGGCACCAAGAAGGTTGCCTTTCATGTGGATGCTTGCGAATCTACACTGGAAAGTCCCCTCGCTCCGCAAAACGCTAGCAAGATCGTGCGCGACAACGTTGTGCTGACCATGGAGCCCGTGTATTCTCGAGGAGCCTTTTCGCGCAATCCTGTTTTGGAAACGGATCTCAAAAGCCAACTGATGGAATTCGACATCGGATTGTATCTCGTTTCAGCGGCGCGCGCAAGTCCTGCAGGAACGGTCTGTAACGCCTTGGATACAAATTTTGTCGCGCCGAGACGAGTCGCGATTCTGCACGGTACAGCCCTTCCTCGGCAACTTCCCGCGTGGGTTCCCGAACGCGACGCAGTACTGCAAAAGGCGCGCGAGTTGAACGACATTCGAAGCCAGGACCTCGATCATCGAAGCTACATCGTCATGGCCACGTGGGAGCGCTTCACCGATACACTCAGTTCTGCAAGAATGGATATCATTCGAAGAAATAGGTTATGGATATTCCGAGATCTGGCAGGTGCAGCCGCTTTCATGCATTCGCACGGCATTTATCACTGCGACTTGCATAACACCAACGTGTTTATTACAGACCTTCATACGCCCGTCATGAAATGGGCGATTTCCGATTTCGGGTTGGCGGTTGATGAAAAGGCGCTGCATGACACGTTTCTGAACAGACCGGCGCCCGAAATACGATTCACAGATGCGCAACTTGGGAGTATCGACTTTCGAGAATTTCCGGGCATGAACCCGAGACCCGACATGCGCGAAACAAACGCGCGAGACGCGTTGGAATACACCGACTTTGCGTCGATTTTCATATCCATGTTCGCCATGACGCCGCCGTCCAAACGAGAGGCAACGATCGACGAAATGGATCGCATGTACGAAAGGATCGCTAACGAACGCGGAACCGACGCAGTCGTCGCGCGACACGGCGCGCGCATGCAAACGGCACCGTTCCGCAGAATTTACAATGCAGTCTACCCGAATGGAAGCACGCCGACTGTCGATATTAACGTACTGAAGCCTCGCTTTGCATACTTTGATTTCATCAGCGAATGCCGTGCAGCCATGTTGAGCGTTCCAAGCGCGCGCGAATTGCTGCAGCGCATAAATGGTGCAGGATACGTCGATCATCTTGCGGTTGATGACGAACATCGTATATCGACGCCCCCCGTTCACTCTGACGCGCGGCGTGAAATGGAAGGTGACGCTGGACCACCCGATACGCAAGGTGACGCGGGGCGTGATACGCAAGGTGACGCGGGGCGTGATACGCAAGGTGACGCGGGGCGTGATAAGCATCGAAGGCGATTTGCAGGCGGCGTTCGTTCTGCGAGAAGACATTTGGGGTCACGAGCTTGAAAACGAGAGAACGATGTCACTCAGACGCAACGCAGCAAGCCGCAACGACTGAACATATAGCGCCGCTCGCCGATTGTTTGCGTAAACTCGGTGGTCAGAAGCTGGTTGCGTTCCTCGCACCACAGCCAAACGGTGTCGAGCTCGACGACCGCGCCGTCGGTTTCAACGTCGCGGTCGAACTGAAAAAACAGCGGTTCGAAAGGCATGCAGCTGATGAAAAGCGGCACTTCGATGCGCGCGGAACCCACGCCGTCGAAGAGCGCAATTTCGCCATTCAAACCCACCGTCAACCGCCACCCCACGTCGCCATTCCGCAAAAGCAACGTGGCAGACATCACGACATCCGAGTCAAAGTTGCTAATCATTCTCATGTTCCGCGCGCCATGCGCAGACGCGTCGAAACGCTCCCGACGAAACACGCGACGCAGAAACTCGACGTCGCCGAAACGCGCGCGCGCATCGTCGCTCGTCTCGCGGCGCAGCGCCGACACGTTGCCGTCGACCGACTCGAGCGCACAGCCGCGCGCGATCGCCGCCTGCACGTTTGACGGCAACGTGTCGCTTGAAGGCGGACGAAACACACGCACGCCATCCTGAAACGCAGCCGACATCAACAACATGCACGCACACGCACACACTACAAAAAGGTCTCGCGCGCCATCTTTGTGCAAGATAAGATATTTCCGGGAACGATTCCGAACCGCATTTTCTTATCGCGTCGCCGACGACGCCGCAGCTCCTCGGATTCGAGATTTCGTGGCCCTGAAGGTCGGAACCGGCGTGTCCGATCTATCCAGTTGCTGCTGCTGCCTGCCTCTCGAACGCTGCACGGCGGTGACGCTTTGCATGATACGCGCGTCTTCGCTTTCGTCCTCCTGGTCGTTGCTGGCGAGGGCGCGACGGCGCACGGGGGCGGCGGCGGCGGCGGCGCTTGAGGAAGTTGACTGTATTCCTTGCGTCGCGTCTCCCTGAGCCGTCACACGGATATTTGGGTATTGTTCAAGCTCATCGATCGTGCGATCAATCTCTTCTTGAGCTCTTCGCGCGGAGCGAGCGATCGATAACCTATGCATTCTGTTCCAAAATTGAATGTATTCTGCATCTTTTTGTGCAATACTCTCGCGCAGATCGATCGCGCTTTGTACGCGTTCATCCTGCTCGTCAAAGTACGGAAGCACCCACATGTGCACCCTTTGACGTGTAGATTTATCTGGGCTGACGTCCTCGCGCAGTAGAAGGTTGCCGTTCTCGTCCTCGTCGTCGACGTGCAGCTTGACGCGCCTGCCGTCGATTTTACCGGAAATCAGCGAATGTACATCCGGGGGCGTAAACCCTCTCGCGACGGTGATGTACCATGTCGCAACCGTAAACTGGATCGGCGTCGACTGAACTCGATCAGTGTACGACCCCCGAACGGTGAACGTGTTGCCATCCACTTCACGGACCTTGAACGTGCGCGTGTTTTCGCCAATCGTGCCGCGAATCGGTGTGCCCGAAGACGGTGTGGTACCCTCTGTCACCGTGAACAACCCGTCGTTGGAAATGGTAGCTTTGAAAGAGTATTGATTGAAATGCAGGTCAGCTAGGAATTCGTCTTCTCGTCCCGTCCTTGGCTGAATGTGTCTCGTCGTTTCGATTTTGATGAGCGCATTTGCGTCGGACTCGGTGGCCGCCTCCGTCATGGCAACCACGTTACCCCTGATGCTGTGCACGCGCGTGTCGATTGGCAGGTTGGGGTGCCGAAGTCGCGCGCCGAGCTGCAAGCGTCCGATCCTCGGGACCGTGAACTGGATCGGATCCGTCGCTTCCGCGTCGGTCGTCGAAGGCACCGACACGATCGTAAAATAGATCGGCGTCGACTGAACTCCATCGGTGTACAACCCCTCCACTGTGAAGGTGCCCAACGTCACGTCTCGAACAGTATACGTGCGCGTGTTTACGCCAATCTTGCCCCGAATCACGGTGCCCGAGGACGGAATCAACCCGGACGAAACCTTGAAGACACCCGAACTGGAAATCTTGGCTCCAAAGTCCTTCACGGTCAACCGGTGTGGAGCCGTCGGCGTCACCGACTCCACGGTGAATCTACTCTCCACGCCCTTGACGAGTCCGGTGAACACAGTTCCGACATCGGGGGTCGTTCCCGAAATGATTGAAAACTCGCCCGACCTTGAAATCGTCGCTTCGAAGACCGGGCTCTTCAGTTGCAGCTCGTTCGACCCCCGCGTCATGGCGGCGCGAACTTCGCGATCTTGGGCGCCAAACTTCAGGTCGCGATCGACGAGTCGCGTTTGCAAACTCGCTTCATTCCAGATCTCGGTCCAAATCGCTTTGAGAGCGTCGCCGTCGTTAATGACGTCGGTTTGAGCGCCCGCGAGATCAGACGCTGCGGCGTCACCATGCGACTGATGTGCAGATACTTGCGGCTCCCATGGAGCTCCGTGTAAAGACACATTGGTGCGCAGTGGGAAGGGTGCTTTGCGACTGAAGCTGGAGGCAGAAACGCCGATGTCGGGGTACGACTGTTGCAACCCCGCGAAATAGGCGGCGAGCGCGCGAAGTCCGCCCACTTCAAGCACATGACGAGCCGGTCCGAGCGCGTCAAAGATGCGGAACCGCGCCCACTGCTGCGGCGATCGCGCCTCGCCAGCCTGCACCATCTGCGACCAGTCAATGATCGAAATCGCGTTGGCCGCAGGGCGCACGATAATGTTGCTGACACTCAAGTCGCCGTGCACCATACCGTGGTTGTGCATGACTCGCAGAGAGCGTCCGATTTCAACACCCATTCTCTGCACAAAGTCAATGAGACGCTCCGCACCGTGCTCATCGCGAATATTATTCATCGCGCGATACAAGGATTGGCCGTCGGCATATTCAATGAGAATGATGGCGTTTTCGATATCGGGATCGTCCTCGCGCTCAGAAAAGAAGAAGTCGATCGCTTTCGGAACGATTTTGTTGGCGAGCGTGTTCAGACTTCGCGCAGCTGCATTTGTTCGCTGCGCCTCGCGCTCCGCGCTCTTTGCGTCAAGCGCGATTCTCGACCGCAGCGGACTTCGCTGCTCGTCGGTCGATGTCGTGTAGGGCTCGTTGATTTTTTCAGGATCATCTGATGTGATGATGAATTTCGCAACGGCGCGCACGTTTCCGTCGGCGGATGTGAGCGCGACGGCGGTTCCGTACGTTCCAGTCGAGATAATGTTGCGCGGTCTGAGCGGCAGACTGAGAGCGTGCTTCATGTAGTCGCACACAGTTGCGTAGGGACGCCGCGTGATGAAATTGGCAACGACGCTGGCTGGCACGCCGACGAGCTCGACCGCGTCTTCTCGCTCAATGTCGCACGGCGGCGCGATGCTACGGGTCGCAGACGACGCCATGTTTTCGAGAGGGCCTTCTTTAATCTGCTACGTCACGGTGGCGCTTCGCGGGCTGAGTACGGCGGCGTCGTATTGGAGCGGACCTTTTGAGGACCGAAAGGTCCGATAAAAGGTCGTGGAAATCGCGACGCTCCGAGCTACTCCAAAGCGACGGGGTTCTACTCGATTTTTTCTCGGCGCTTTGCGTTCTGAACCTCAAACCTCTCACGCGCAGCGCACCCCGACGCACGTCGCTTTGGAGTAGCTCGGAGCGTCGTGATTTCCACGACGTTTTATCGGACCTTTCGGTCCTCAAAACGTCTGCTCCAATACGACGCAGTGACGTTGTCAAGGGAATGAGCCTTAGAAGAGGATCGATGCTCCGCCCATCCCTTCCCCGATGCGTCTACGTCCGCGCTGCTGATCTTCGCGATCGCCCTCCATTTGATGTCCGCGAAACTGCTCTCCCGGGTTCGCCAATCGGGCGCGACGCACGTCACCCGCCGCCGCCGCCGCCGGACGATCCCACTCCGCCGCCGCCGCCGGACGATCCCACTCCGCCGCCGCCGCCGGACGATCCCACTCCGCCGCCGCCGCCGCCGCCGCCGGTTCATCCTCCAACAGCGCCGGCTCATCCTCCGCCACCGGACGCCCGCGCACGTTGCGCACAAACGCCGTCGAAGACGCCGGACGCACACGCTCGTTGCGCTCAAGCACCGTCGAAGCCGCCGAACGCCCGCGCACGCTGCGCAACAACACCGTCGAAGCCACCGGACGCCCGCGCTGCCTCAAACGCTCGTACAACGTCGCAAACTGATTGTGCAGCGCCTCAAAGTCACGATCAATGAAGCCGTCAGAATTGTTCCAATGCTCCAACATTTCCTGCAAAATGAAACCGAATCGCTCCGCGTCCGACATGTTGCTGCACGACGCACAAATGTCGAAGCTTTTATTTTACGTGTTGTCGTTCCAACAAAACCATCCATCATAAAGCGGCATCAAACAAAAATAGTACCACGTGCCGCGGGGTGGAATCGAACCACCGCATTCTCGTTAGCATCGAGACGCTCTACCACTAAGCTACCACCGACGAATGCTCAAGTTCAGATCATCGCTCAGAAAGGCTGACGGTGACAATTGCGTCAGGTTGGAATGAGAGAATTTAAGTGTCGAAGACACGTAAAATTCTCGAGTAAAACCTGCCGTACTGAGCTCGCGCAGCGCCACAGTGACGTGAGTACACTCACAGGGCGTGCGTCGTATTGGAGCGGACGTTTTGAGGACCGACACTCGTAGCTAAGATGAAACGTCCAAGCTACTCCAAAGCGACGTGGAGATCACGTCACTGCGTCAGGTTGCGCTGCGCGTGAGAGAATTTCACGTGTCGAAGACACGTGAAATTCTCGAGTAAAACCTGCCGTACTGAGCTCGCGCAGCGCCACAGTGACGTGGGGCATCAGCGCAACTCGAAGCATGCTTGAAACGCGCGCAATAAAAAACATTGCAAGCGCCACAGGGTGGAATCGAACCACCGCCTTCTCGTTAAACTAGTCGAGACGCTCTACCACTAAGCTACTGCCGACGATGTTCTAAGCTTAGCTTTGCGCCTTAGAATCGCCGGCAATCGACCCGACGCATCATGCAAACTGAATATTAAAAAACAAGCGACAATTTATATCATGAACGAGTACACGGTGGATTTGATCGACAAGTCAAAGTTATTTCGCATCTTGAGTGGAAATCTCAGCAGCAACCGCTATTCAGAGGATTGGAAAGAGCTACCGGTTGGCGCACGCGTTCTGCTGATCAATCCATCTAGCGCGCCCGGGATGCTGACGACGGTGGTGCAATCTGGAGATGACTTTGCTTGTCAGAATCCAAACTGCGTTGATCAGATCCGAAATTTTTACATGTTTCACGTCGAGCCTGTGATCATGAAAAGTACAAAGGTGGAAGAGATTGCGCGAACACGTCGGTTGCCGGATGAGATTGAGACTCGTTTACAGGAGTATTTATCAAAATTGCCAAATTTGCTTGTTCCGAGGCGCTTGTTTGCTCGGAATCCGCTGGCTGCGATCGCGCAATGGTATATTCCGGTGGTACAGCTGCTAGATTGTTCCGAACTGGCGGTGGCGATTTACGTGCGTCGAGCCGACACGGGTGAATTGTTGCTTTCTGGTGGCAACTTTGCTGGTGTGACGTCGCTGCACGTCGAAATGCGAACAGTGACAACCAATTGGAGACATATTTACGATATGGATGGAGAAGTGCCGCAGCCCTCGATGATGTTTCGCGGGTCTATTGCACCGGTAATCGGAATGTCGAACATTTACTGTCCGATCGAACTCAATTCGAATCGACCTTATGATCAATTGCCGTCCAGAGAGCACGACTTCCGAGTGCTGGATATCATTGCGCACATGCCTGCCCGTCACGCCCCTCTGCAGGAGGTTTGGATGCGCCATCCACGAGTTTCTGACAACGACAATGTTTTGATCGAGGCGATTGCGCAGGTCCCGCGTGAAAATGTTCAAGACGTGTTCCGAGATGATCAGTTGCGCGTCGACAGCCCCATGCAGCAAGGCTGGAAAATGTGGCGATGGATGCAGCAAGCTACAAGTTTCTTGACAAACGATCGCGAAGACTCGGTGTTGATCATCTTTCCGTTTTCCATCAAACGAACAGCTAAAGTAATACATGACCGATTTAATCCAGCCTGTCATTGCTTAGGACGCGTGCGATCGGACGTCACGGGGTCCGAGCTCGGATTCCTGTCGCAAGTTTCGCAGGGCGACCTACAAGTTGCCTACATATCTTCATCTTCGTTGCAGGTACAGAATGCGACGATTCCCGCGGACCGGTCTTTAAGCGATGTGATCGATGTGCAGGACGTGTTGGTTCACACTCCGATTTACGTGCGGACGAAACGACAACAGGAAAATTTGATTTGGCCTTTGCTGAATCGCGTGGAGCCGAGCGCGCGACGCGTACGTGGCGAACAGCGGGAGGATGAAGATACCGTTGCAATTCGCATGCCCGGAACTTCCGAAATCAAGCTCGTCAACACCAGCGCAACCTCTCGCGCATTGGGCTTGGTCGCTCCCGTTACATTCGTCAACGAATCCGATATGCGAGCCGTCGTTCTGAATCAGTTTGACCCGATCGGTACGTTGACGCCGACGACGGACATTTGGTCGGTGGCTGCATACGCTCCACGACCGACGCAGCCTGAAATCCGAGGCGGTCGCCATCGCCACTTGGGCGCTCATCATCAAAGATAGTGAGAACACCGATGTTATAAATTCGAACGCAGGACCCTCGTCGCCCCCAAAGAGCTCAGAACGACGTGATTTCGACGATTCTTCATCTTAGATTTGCGTGAAGGTCATATACATACTGCGTCGTATTGGAGCGGACGTTTTGAGGACCGAAAGGTCCGATGAAACGTCGTGGAAATCGCGACGCTCCGAGCTACTCCAAAGCGACGTGGTCCGATAAAAACGTCGTGGAAATCGCGACGCTCCGAGCTACTCCAAAGCGACGTGTAAACTCTTGCACGTCACTGTGGCGCTGCGCGAGCTCAGTATGGCAGGTTTTACTCGAGAATTTCACGTGTCTTCGACACTTAAATTCTCTCACGCGCAGCGCAACCTGACCCTTCCGGACCCCGTCGCTTTGGAGTAGCTCGGAGCGTCGCGATTTCCACGACGTTTCATCGGACCTTTCGGTCCTCAAAACGTCCGCTCCAATACGACGCCGGGTGCAATTTCACACCGCAACCCGTGCGCGACGGGAGGCGATAAGTCATGCGCCAAAATATCAAGCTGCGGTATTGCGTGTTGGTGAACGCTCTATTGTTGGCCGTCGTACTGGCGCTCGTGTTTGCGTTTGCCTCGGACGACGGTGCGGCGCGTAGTTATTTGCACATCGGTCCGCACGACAACCTGTTTGTGCTCGGCGTGCGCGTGCACACGACTGCGCGTTACACGATGATGCTCGTTGTTCTGGCTGTCATGCAGTTTGTCGACGTGGTCGCCGCCGATATCGGAAACCCCATTCTCGGATTCAGCATCTACAACCCGGACAAGAAGGTGATCAGCGATTTTTCGCGCACCGAGCTGCAGGCGCTTGCAAATGCCACGTACCTGCTTCAAGCGCTGCGCAGCGCACTCATGATCGTCGTCAGCATCACGCAGGTCGACATCGCGCTCGTGCGCGTCGTCGCCGGCGAATGCGCCGCTTTCTTCACCATCCGCAATCTGCTCGGCGCAAAACAATTTGGCAACCGCACCGAAGATCCGAAGCCGGAAATCTCGTCCGAAGGCGATGTCGAGCTGCTGTTGCACGCGCCCGCGGACGTTGACAGCCGCGGCTAGCAAATCGAACCACATATCAAGTGACGAGACCTCGTTAGCGTCGTCGACGGTTTCGTCGTGCGTGTAGCTCGATTGCAGATAGAAGGCTCCTAAACTTTGAGAGAGTCAATGATAGCTCGGCTGACGATCGGTCGAACGCTAATATCGTCTAAAACATTCTCGTTTCATGGCGCTGTCGCTGCCGAAGCTGGCAGCAGCATGAGCGCGGGTTCGACGTCGACCTGCTGCGCGCCGCCCGCGAGAGGAACCGGAGGCAGCAGCCGGAATCCGACAAAGTGCAGACTGACATCGAAGTCGACGGCTGCTTCGCAACTTAACAGGCTGTGTAAAAAAATGTCGTCGCGGCGCGACGTCGCGCGCGTTTTCAGCACACCTTGGGCGACAGGGTCGCCTCGCATGTTACAGGCGCGCGCCAGTATGCAGGACATGTCGACGTGCAGCACAGTGCGATCGAGACTGCAATCGTTGAACGCGCGTGTTAAACAGGCGACGGACAATGACGTCAACGCCCAGCGCTCCCAGACTGCAAGCGCCGCGCATGCTACGTCCGAAAGATCGTTCGACAACGCAAACATGTAGTACGGATGATGTGGAAACTGAACACGATAGCGCCTGTCGATCAGCGACCGATTCGCGCGCGTGAACGTAGTTTTCCAGTAGGTTGACATGATATGCGTAGAAGCTGGGTCGACGAAGAGCAGCAGACGGTCGCCGTCGGCGTTTGTGCACAGCTGCAGGGATTCGTGCAGTCGATCGAAATACGAATGCAAAAGCGGATCGAACGGAGTGGTCTGCAATAACGCGTCTTCGATGCAGCGGATTGCTGCGCTACGGTCGGCGTCAGCGCGATCGGTCGGCGCGGGCAGGCGATCGCACTGCACGCGGTCGCAGCACAGTAGACGACGCAGCGCCTCAACCGATTCGTAGGCGCGCGTGACGTCGTCGCCGAGTTCGGCATCTGGTTCTTCTCGAATAAAATCATGAAAGTCTATTTTCCGCGCGCAGTGCAGCGCCGCCACGTCGTCCTTCATGCCGGCCACGCGATTGCAGTCGTGTATCAGCGTGCGCAGGGTGTTGATCATATCTGTACAAAACACAACGTCAGCGCCGAGCACGCGGCTTTGAAGAGATGCGCGGCGCTCAACCATGCAACGAGATAATGCATCGCCAGACAACATCCAGTCGTGCTCCGTCACAACGAGCAGCTGTGGACGAAGCTCCTGTTCCTGCAGATAAAGCACGCGCTCCGACCCCACGCGCTCCACACGAAGTCGCATAGGTACAATACTTTTACTCAGGGTTGAGCGCGAAAGCAGCGCGATCGTGCACCCCGAATCGTGGTCGAGAGTCGCGGTAGATGATGCGTAATCTGCGCAAAGAAACGCGCGCTCGCGCGAAATGAAGGCATCCGAGTCGCGCGAGTCCATTGCGCTCCATGCTACGAGGGCAGGCGTGGCCGGCGCAACGAAAAGGTCCTGCGAGCTCCAGCGCGCGCGCGCCATGACGAGCGCCGGTAAAATGTTGCGCTCAGCCTCCGTGCGCGAGACGCTGAACTCGTGCAGACGCCCGCTCAGCACGTAATAGACAGCGACCTCGACGCAATCCACGCTGCCGTCGCGTTTCAAATGCATAGCGGCGTACGTAGCAACCTGCATGACGTCGCGCACGCGCGCCTTCTGTGAGCCACCGTCGCTCAGCTTAAATTCTACAAACAGAGGCTTTCGAGTGCCGGAAAGGAGGACAGCGTCGACGCGCCCTTGCAGCAAAATGACCGGAGCGGTGTTGCGCGATCGCAGCGGTGCGATCGCAAGAAGTTGTGCGTCGATCGACTGTTCGACGCCAGACAACGTGTATTCGCGTCGCTCCAAGTCGTCAAACAACAGCTGAACGCGTGCGGCGATGTCAACGGCGCCTTCGATCGTGAGCAGCGGCTCCGTTGGAAGGCCCCGCAGCGCATGCACTGCATCCAGCAGCCGCGTGTCTCCGTCCTCGTGCGACGACTCCGCCACCGCCGCGACCCACAACAGATAATCATGTTCCTCCCGCGCGCCGACGTCGCTGAACAGACGATCGTCGCACTTCATCTGATACAGTCTCGGAGAAGCTTTGGCACGCAGCTTATTGACCAGCGCCACAGGGGTTTTCGAGTTGCAGATCAACGCATCCAACGAAAGTTCAATATACCGAAACGACCTGCACTGCGCCCAAGTCTTGCGCAATGCATAGCGCTCGTACATCAAGACGACCAGTTTGCCAACGAGCGCCGAGCGCGCAAAGCTGACGCTGCATCCGTTGACGCGCAAAGCTTTAAGATCGTGCTTGCAGCATCGTCCTTGTTGCAGAGCGCGCGTGATGGTCTCGACGTGCTGTAGCGCGCGCTCAAAGTCGCACTCGTTGGCGTTATCTAGAAGTTCCGTCACGCAAACGGGCTGAGGCTTGTCCTTGTCGATGTCACGTCCGTACGCGCCCTGCACATTGATTTCGTATGATTCAAGCGCAATCCATTCTTCGTCAATCAGCTTGCGCACGCACAGTCGGCGGGCGTCGCGCGCGAGCTCGTTCAGAGCCTGCAGGCTGAAACTGGGAGGAGCTTCACTGGAAGAGTTGGCGTAAAAAAATAGCTGCTCCTTCGCACGGGTCAGCGCGACGAAAAGCGCGGGCGGCGTCTCGTGCAGCGGCGTGTCGGTGTCGTAAAATGCCGTGTACGCGTCGTCCACGCCAAACACGAGCACGAAGCGCGCCTCGAGTCCTTTTACGCGGTGAAAGGTGGCGAATCGCACGTGATGCATTTCGTCAATTTCGCCACATTCGGCGTCGAAGGCGCGCAAAGAGACGTCGCGAAAGGCGCCGACGTCGACACACTCCAGCTCATGCAAAAGTTGACCGTAGCGTTTTTTGATGGAGGGCGCAAGCACGAGACAGTCGCCGGGTCGCGCGCCGGCCTCGAACGCGGACTGCAGAAAGTGCAGCACGGCGTGCTTCTCGCTGTCCATGGACTTCTGGCGATTGTACGGCGCCAGCAGGGCGATGACGGGGCGGTGATCGTGCGACTCGAGTGCGCGATCGGACGCGCGCATGTGCGTGCTGGGATCGGCTGCGTGCAGCACGACGAGGTTGACGAAGTCGACCATTGGCGGCGTATTCCGGTGCGTGACGGTCAGCTGCAGACTGCGCACGCCGTGGACCGGGTCGCGCGGGTTGTGCAGCAGTCGCGACAGCTGACTGAGAAAGCGCGCGTCCGCGCGTCGCAGTCCGCCGTAAATAGACTGACGCTCGTCGCCGACGAGAAGCAGGCGCGCTTTGCAGGACGACACACCGTCGACGCCCACGCGCGCGACGTGGCGCGCGAGAATGCGCCAGTCGTCCGCACTCAAGTCCTGCGCCTCGTCGACGATGACGTAGTCGAACTCGCCGACCGAACCCGGCGTCTCGTGCAGCTGCATTTTCGCGAGATCGAGCACCTGCCGCTCAGACGGTGCGCCGCCGTTGTCTTTCAGACGAAGCAAACGGTAGTGCAGCGAGCTGTGTGTTCGCACGCACTGGTCGTCGAGCCCACAGCCGGCAAGGCGCGCGCGAATCTCCGTCGTCATCTGCCGGTTAAATTGGACGACAAAAATGCGCGCGTGCGGCTCGAGCAGCTGCAGAATCTTGATCAGCGCGACGACGAGCGTCGTTTTGCCCGAACCCGGACAGGCGTTGACAGAAACGTGACCTCGACGATCGCGAACGGCGCGCACGACCGCGCGCTGCTCCGGCGTCAGGCTCTGCAGAATTGCGCGCACGCGCACTTCGTGATCATGAACGGAAACTTCATCTTCGTGAATTCTGCAGCGGACGCGCCTTTCGCCTTCGTCAGCCATCGCTGCCGAGTAAATGCTTCACGGTTTCTTAATCAAATTACTAATAAAAACCTCCGAATTAAATGACATCCACGCACCGCGGGCGCGCGATCGTGCAGATAGAAGGCTCCTATACTTTGAAAGAATCAATGATAGATCGGCTGACGATCGGGCGAAAGTTAATATTGTCGAAAACATTGTCTTGACTTGCTCTCCAACAAGAACGACACAAACGATGCCATTGAGCTGACAGAGAAGCTCCACAATATAGACACAGTCCACGATCCGTTCTTACGATTTTGAGAAGATCTCGCGCCGTGTCTCGAGTTCTTCGATGATTAGACAGAACGTAGATGAAACTTCTTTCGAAAACGCCTTCACGAATCTTCGGCAGAGATGCTGTCAGCACGCGTTCTCGTTCTGGCATCGTCTTCGCAGCAACGACGCGAACGCACCAACAATCACTGACTGGCGACAAACAGCATGCACGACAACATCCATTGCCGACGACTGTCTCTATGAAAGTTCTGATTCTGTCTTGAGAATCAGCCAGAAAATCGATGAGATAGCGGGGTTCCACGTCACAAAGCATGCGACCGCGATATTTCCCAAAGTCTACAGTCGTCGTCAGCAGTTCGCGACACCGAGTGCAGACGAGATCGGCGCCGCGTATGCGTACAGCCTCGATATCGTTCTGATCGCTTCGCAATGATTGTAATATGTCACTTGCGCGCACTTCAATCAATCGCTCTGCCTCCAGATCGCGCCACTTGTCGTCAGGCACCGCATGCGTCACAAGAACCTCCAGGACAGCGCAAGGATCAGCACGATCCTCGCTCGCTAATACAGCCACGTCGGCGCGAAAACGACCACACGTGTACTCCAACTGCACCCTTCGAACGTCGCTGAAATCGACAATCACATCGGCTGCACGCAAAACTCGACAAGATGCGCACGACGTGTAAAAATGAACAATCTTACCTGCATCTCGCAAAGCAACTTTGGCGGCCAAATGGTTCGCAGTTTCGCCGCTGATTGAACACACGCGTTCACTTGACGCGCTGCTGTGTGCAAAATGCGCCGCTCGAACCGATCCATTTCGCAGAACCATGATTGAGCTGCACTGAACACAGCGAAACGGCGTCGCTTCTACTGCGCAATGAGACGCAGAAACTAGACGACCATTTGAGTCCAGAGCGACTGGATACTGTACACGAGCTGACGATTCGTCTTGATCGTTCTCCTGCAAACGACGCGCGCGTTTAAATGCTGATTGTATCATGAACGTGTTTGATTGAAAAAATGTTTACACACGCACGAATTCGCTGAGTTCGCGCGCTCACTCACTCAACGACATTCATAAGAGCACCGACCAGACTCTGGTTGACGCCGTCGTAGCAGACGTATCGCACGCTGATGGTCGCGTCTTCCGGAGAGAAAGGACGCGCGAACGTGTCGCGCAGCGCCGACAGCAGCGCCGCGCGTCTTCTAGCTTCGCCCACGCGCGCCTTCGACGTCGACCCCGCCATCGTGAAGCTGTCGGGGTTGTAGCGCAGAACGCGCATCTGAACCTCGAAGAGATCCTGCTTGATCATCATCAGTCGACGCCATTCGCACGTGCAGGCGTGCGCGTCGGTCCTAAACGACGGCTGCAGGCGAACGACGTCGGCGTCGATGACGACCGCGCCGCCGTCGCATGCGCTGCACTGATAGCTGTCATGCTGATGTTCATCCACCTCGAGGCAGACGACGAAGCCGCCGCCTTTGTCCCACACGAAGTCGGGGCGGCGACGCGAACAGCCGCCTATGACGGCGCGGTCGTGCACGTATTCGCACTGAAGGATCGCTTGAAAGTCGTCGCAGTCGAGCCACGCCTTGACCGCCATCTCCTTGGCGTGCACGACTTGTCGTCCTTCAGGGCTGCAGTCTTCGCACAGTCCGTCCGCGTTGAGCACCCACGGCAGTCTGCACGACGCGCATTCACGCTGCACGTGGTCGACGTCAGAAGGCAGACGATGCAATTCGCACCGACGTGCGCCTTCCTGTAGCGGACCAAAGAGCGCGAGTTGCCTACATTCTCGCTCGTTGCAGCGCCGGCGAGGCGCGGTCGTCATGCCGGCTTCGCGATGACGCGCGCATCGGTTTGTGGCGTGACCTGGGACGCCGTAATACGAGCTCGTTGTACACCCTTCCGAAGAGCAGCGCCTTTTAACAACATTTACCATGCCTGCGCTTGCATGCTCCTTGCACATCGTCGCCTGTTGACCTGGATGCGCAAAATTCGGCCGCGTTGTGCACCCTTCCGCAGAGCAGCGATCGTGAACGACGTCGACCATGTCCGAGCTCGCGTGCTCCTTGCACACCGTTCTTTTATGACCCGGAAGTGCGTAGCTCGCGTTCTTCGTGCACCCTTCCGCAGAGCAGCGCTTGTTAACAACGTCGACCATGTCCGCGTTCGCGTGCTCCTTGCACACCGTTCTTTTCTGACCCGGAAGTGCGTAACTCGGCTGCTTCATGCACCCTTCCGCAGAGCAGCGCTTGTGAACAACGTCGACCATGCCCGCGCTCGCGTGCTCCTTGCACACCGTTCTTTTCTGACCCGGAAGCGCGTAGACTGGAATCGTGGTGCACCCTTCTGCAGAGCAGCGAGTGCTGACGACGTCAACCATGCCTGCGCTTGCATGCTCCTTGCACACCGTTTTTTTCTGACCCGGAAGAGCGTAGCTCGGCTGCTTCTTGCACCCTTCCGCTGAACAGCGAGCGCTGACGACGTCGACCATGTCCGCGCTCGCGTGCTCCTTGCACATTGTCGCCTTCTGACCTGGAAGCGCGTAACTCGGCCGCGTGGTGCACCCTTCCACAGAGCAGTGAGCGTGAACGACGTCGACCATGCCAGCGCTCGCGTGCTCCTTGCACATTGTCGCCTTCTGACCTGGTAGCGCGTAACTCGGCCGCGTCGAGCAGCCATCTGGGAGTGCGCACG